TACTTCTCCTTTATTCTTAGGGTTAATATTTTCTTCAAGAATTATAATGTCCCCATATTTTCTAGCCTCTGTTACAAATGTTTCCCAATTGTTTTGACTCTTGGTAAGCAAGTCATCAACAAAGAAATACTTTAATGCAACTCCATATCTATTCACTACTTCTCCTTCGTATTCATTAAAGAATTTTTGTGTAAAGACATAGGTATCGGGATAGATTCTTTCGTTATGTTTGTTCGTCTGTAATATCTGAACATGTAATTCGTCATACCCTTTCATGCGACTTGGTGCTAGTCCAATCATTCTTTTCTTAGCACTTCCATTCCAAATAGGGGTGCGAATATCATAGCGATTAATTCTTTTGGTGGTCATTACCTTTCTCCTTTAGTATTATACCATTTTTTAAGATGTTTGAAAACAACATTCACATATATGTTCATCAAGTGTGTGTTCGTGGTCAACTACTTGTAATTTAATTATGTAAACATTATCTTTTGGATTTTTACAATTATTACTTTTATAGGCAGCACATTCAAAATCTTTGGCTCTTTCTTTTTCTGATCTGCCATTGAACAAACTAAGGTTAGCCTCATGGCAACCTAGTTGTCTTTCTATTGCATGAAATAAATCTTCATCTATTTCATCTGAATATAAATATACTTCTTTTGTTTTCATTCTTCCCCCCATCCTTGGTGTAATGCTATATGCAATACAGTATATGGTATGCGAATTGCTACTCTTTTGTTGTCAGATATATTCTTTATGACAACTATATACTTTTGATCATAGATTTCATTTGGTTCGTGGAAATCTATTTCAACAGGTTTATCACTCCCGGGTTCAAAATAATTTAATGATGGTGTATCTGATTTTTCTTTACTCATTTTGTTCTCCTTATTTTTAATATGGCTGTCGTCAAAGGGATTCCACCCTGCAAATCTATGTTCATTATTCATTTATTACTCTCTCCATTTTGGTAATTTTTTTAACTGACTTTTCTTTTTACAATCCTTGCAATCAAATTGCCCAAGATCCTTTTCGTGATCTTTGCAAGGAAATCTTTCGTAGTAATCTATTCTGAGATCATTCAAATCTTCCAAGTCATACCTTCCCTCTGTATTTCTTGTGTAAAATCCACAATGCAAACATTCATGCACTGTGTATTCATATGGTTTGTGATCTGAATATGAATCCATTTCAGTACTGCCACATTCAGGGCATACTGAATCATAACTATGTCCACTCATTTAATTCTCCTTTAATAATATACTCATGGCTCCTACCTTCCCTTTTCTAGTAGGCATTAAGCTGTTTATTCAGTTCACACTAGCCTCATGTTCTACCCTCAACTTAATGGGGACTTACGGGAACATCACCAAGAGTATTGAATAAATAGAGAGAGCTGTTCGATGTGGTCGGTCTATATATTATCAAGCATGCTTGTGTATATCCTAGAGTTTGACCACTCCATTTAATATCCATACTGAATAACTCTCTCTGTCAATTAAGGGACTATTCCTTATCTTCAGGAACAATATATTTAGGAGCACTTCCAAGTTCTCCTCCTAAAACAGGGCCTGTCCTGTGTTTCTTACTATATTCTTTTTCCTGTAAGAATCTTTTAGCTTTTTGTTTAAGCTTTTCTTGTGCTTCATCTTTCTTTTCTTTTCTCATTTCTTCTAATTGTTTAATTTTTTCTGCTTTAATTTTATTTTCATAATCATTGATTATAAAATTAACAGGTATTTCTTTTTCCCAATGTGGATTGTTTTCTCTAAACTTTCCATAGGTTTGTCTATTAATTATTGAATCATCAAACCATCTAACATATTCTTTAGCTACTTTGAGTCCGGGTCGGAAAGTATTTTTCCTATCTCTCATAGTATCTAAGAAAAGTTCATTATCAATTTCTTCATTTTCAAAGATATACCATAAAGCTCGTTGGAAAGGTACAGTTCCAATATTTATAATAGAAAATGCCTCTTGCATAAACTCAATTAATTCTCCTGATGTATTTATGTCAGGGCAAAGAAGTTTACCATCTTTAAAGATTGTATTAGCACTTGTTGCATCCTTTCTTAATTGAAAGACTCTTATTGCAAAACCTAATTCTATAGAATATTTGTGCATAAAATCTTCAAGTAATGTATAGTTTTCAAACTCTGTTCTATTTTTAACTTGATGTAGAGTACTGTAATTATGTAAAAAGTCTTTTGGTTTCCAAGGTCTTTGGCTTATATTTAGAAGAGCTATATCTTCTTCTAGATTTAACCATTCAACTTGTATAAATTGAATCGGTTTGTCTAGTAATCTTCTAGCTTCAAACCTAGTTTGTCCATCAACAATAATATAACTTTTATCCACAACAATTGGAGCACCTTCTCCTAAATCTTTCTTGTGAATATTAAACATTATTTTTTGAAGATGGTCAGGAAATACATCTCTATTAAAAGGACAATCTCCAAACAGACTATATTCTTTAGTTTCGTATACTGTATTAATAGGTTTTATAACTTTTGTTAAAAGCAATTTTTCTATGCTATCCATTAAGCTACCTCCACTAATTCTTTGTTAGTAAACTCAATCATTCTGTCAGTAACATAAGCATTATTACTGAAGTCTGCTTTAGTTTGGTTTGGATTTTTCCATAGCACATCTGTGCAAGCATTATACCAATCCCATACTGTAGCTGAATTACCTTTGTTATCTTCAGAAAATTTTCTATAAATTTTACCAAAGGTTCCATCAGCAATTCCGGGTATAACATTATTTGCTATATGTCTAAGCATACCCTCATCTAAGATTGACCTATCCATTTCAGAGAATGCACTCATCATAGAAGATACTTGTTCATCACTAGAATCAATTAATCCTAGTATCTTTTCAACATCTTCTTCCCATTTAGCATTTGATTTATCATGTAATATTCTTACACTACTCAAGCCATGGTTGGTAATCATACCATTTGCACAGATTAATCTTTCAAGATGCAATCCTGCTGTAAGGGCTTTACTTCCATCATAACTATTTAAGAAGTGTAGTCCTAATGCAACAGCATCGCCTTTCTTGATACCATCTTCTGAATCAATAGTACGAGTTTGATCTGTAGCTGTGTAGTACAAACCAAATGACTTACCATTATAAAATTCTTTTTTCACTTCCCATTTGAGAGGTGATTCTTGTGTGATATGATTAGCCATATCAAATACTTGCTGATTACTGACTAATAAATAGTCATCTCTGACAACTCCAACTTCTTGCCATTTACTTTTACCTTTCTTACCTGTATCGGTTTGAATGCCAAAAGCTGAAGAGCTAGTGCCGTCTGTACCTACTAAAGGTACTTTCCTTATATCAGCATAAGGATCTAATTTAGGTTTTACTTTTGTTTCCATAAGTAATATTTCTCCCTTAATTTAGTTTATAAATATAATACCGAAATAAAAAACTATTTCTCACTTGTTTGGAAATAGTTTTTTATTTTTTATTATCAAGGTTGTGTGCCTAGTTCTTTATGAACTTCATTAGCACATGATTTACACATATCCCATGTGTTATCGTTAGCTTTTTCTTCTTCCCAACAGTTTTTACATCTGCTGTTTAGGAATCTTTTAGTACAATCATCACAAGGATAATCCTGACACTTGCCATAGTCTTCCATGACCATAGTGCAATCTTCAGGTTCAAATACCTGTTCAATTTCCATTTTAAAATCTATTGGATTTCTTTCTATTTCTTTTTCAAAATTATCTTTTATAGTCATTTAATTCTCCTTTACATTCTTTGCATTTATACCAACATTCCTTACAAATCTGTGGCAAATACTCTAGATTTGCCTGACATATCACACATAGTTTTTCATTTGATGAATGAATTATGCAATTTATTTTAAATCCTTCAAGATTTTCACTCATTTATTTCTCCCAATATATGTAATATCCATATAATTTATATTATCAAGTTTATAACCCAACCTATCTAATTCATGTTCTATGTTATTAAGATGTTCACTTCCTCCTATACCGCTTTCTACTTCAATGGTTATAATGTCATGCTTTACATTCCAAAAATCATGGATGCTAATTATTCTTTTATCTTTTGATGCCATATCTCTTTCTCCTTTTTAATTCGTGTGTGGCTCTGTTTATTTGATATAATTTTTTGTTAGATATCCTGTTATAGTATTTAGTTGACGTAGTATTAACCATACTAAGATATTCTTTTATCATCTTGGTACTCCAATTTGTAAAATCAAATATCATATCTTAACTGCATTTCATGCTCTGTTTCTATTGCCTTATTGTTCTCTTCTATCCATACCTTTGCTGTTCCATGAGGTGCCTGTAAGTACCACGATGTAACTATACGATAGAACTCATCTTTAAATTCTTGCTTATCTAAGCTTAGGTAATGTTCAAAGATGCCGTCTATCATTGGGGCATGTTTAGTTTCTAATTGATTTATTATATTTTTATCTCGTTTCTCTTGTTCTTCTTGTGCTATGTCTAGCATAACATTAAATTCTATTTTTTCTTCGTTACTCATATATTCTCCTATTTATATACTCAAAAATAAAATCTCTCTCACTTGTTTAGAGAGATTTTATTTTATTTATAAACATCACGCCTGACATGTCAGGATGTATTCCCCCCAAAAGGGGGCTTGGGTGGGGTGGGGATTCTTGGGTTGTGTGGGGTGCTTGGGTGGGTGGGTGGGGCACTTGCACTCTCAGTTGCAATACTGAGTGCACTGTCGGTTGCAATACCGACCAAAAATTTTTTACTAAAATAGCTACTTTTTCGTTTAGCTTAAAATTTTTGTTATTATGACGGGGAGATTGTTGGGGCATGGGGTGATTCCTTTACTGAATTAATAAAAAAATACAGGAACAAGATTGCTTACGCAATCTATGCTCCTGCATTTTGAGTTAATTAATTATCTATCTTTTTTAGATAACTTTTCTTTTACTTGTGCTACTGATTCGCTAGTAACTGCTTTATGCTCTTCTTCTGCGAATGCTTGGTCGCTGATTGTTCCGAACAATCCCTTTTCTTTAGCTACCATTGCGTTAACTCTATCCCTATATTCATAATATAGTTTTCTGTTATTTGCAATTTCATTCAGAGTCATATTACCTTTGTTAGCACCATATGGATTAACAGAATCTCTTTTTGTTCTCCACTCAGTTAATTCTTCTGTGAAGTCTGTTTTACTTCCGTTAGCTATTGTTGGATGAATAGCTTTTAATTTAGCTAATGTTCTTTCATCTTCTATATATCTTTCATAGTCATAAATAGCTTTGTAGTATGGTTTAATTGCTTGTGATGGTATGTTACCTGCATGGTTAACTAATCCTACTCCACGAACATACACATCAAATTTTTCAGGTTGTACAGGTTTGGTAGGGTTTCCTGTTCTAGTGTCTAGATACATATCACCCTTAGTTTTTCTTACCCAACCTGCCGGTGGTTCTGAACCTTCTAAGAATTGACTCCAAATGTCTTTTGTAGTTGAACTAAATGTACTCATATATACTCCTTTTTTATAATTAATAAAGTACCCAAAGACTAAGCTTTGTTCACTTGTTTCACAAAGCTTAGTCTTTCCTATATCATCACCTATATAATTTAATCTATCTTCTAGATTTAGGTGGAATTGGATAGTATTCATGTACCCAACATTGTTGAATTGAACACACCTTACAAGTGTCAATTAGTAACTGATACTTGGAGTAGTCTTCATAGTGTGCCATGTCAATTTCCCAATCACTTAGTCGTGGTTGTTCATTAACATGATGTTGATTACTTTGATTAATGTCTACATAGTTACGAATGTTGTCTGTCATTTTGTTGCTCCTTTGAAGCTATAATAAATTGTTAATAAGAGTTCGTCTGCATTACCTGTGAAGTAACCACTTTTGCTACAATATGCTAATCTCTCGTCATTAGTGTCTGCACTATAATGAAAGAAACAATATGCACATATGTCTGCACTAAAGTCTTTAGTACATTTATAGTTACAATTAATAGTGTTGAATATAGTCATGTTATTCTCCTTTAACTAAGTTGTTCATAAATTTTTCGTCAGCCTCTTTAACTTTGCAAGACTCACATTTCACAAAGTCATAGATTTCGTTAACCATATCATCATGGTCAAACCCACATGAATTATCTCCATATTCACAGCCATATTCCATATAATGCTGTTCATCTGACATGGTTATAAAACATTTACAATCTAAGTTTTTCATAATTAACTCCTTAATTTAATATAAATAAAATAAATAAAAAACTTAATTTTAATATAGCAAGAAGGGGGGAAAACGTTGGGGAGTGGGGAATCGATAGGATGGGTCTGCCGATAGCATATTGAGTTTAGCCTTCACATAGTTCGGCAGATGGCACTTGGGGAGATTGTTGGGGTCTTGGTGGGGGTGCCACTTTTGGCAAATAAGTCATTCCACTTTACCATATGTTTTGCCAAAAGACCCCAATCGATTTTCGGTCTGACAAAATAAAATTGCATAAAGTGGTAAGAGTAAAAATTGCTCATTTCATGTCGGGGAATCCTGTCAGCAGGATAAACCCGACGTGAAGATGTGCTTTTTATCTCTCGGGGGGTTCTCGGGGGGAAACTGTTGCGATTTTATTTTTCAGATGCTATGATACGACCCACGAATGTGGGCGGACTGCTCTATAGGAGCCCGAAGGGCTGAGGAACATCAGCAATTTAGCGAACAATAATTCATTTCCCATAGGAAATTAACCGCCGCAGGCATTTTGTTTAAGATGCGAATCCAATCGTTTTTGGTTCCGCTTTTTGCGATAGGTACGCCTTCAAATTCCCAAAAAGCGGAAATTGACCTTTAAGAATCCTTTAGCGATATAGCAATTAATCTGAATACTTGGAAGATTAATTGCTTTGTTTATTTGACTGTAGCTGTTTGTATACTATTAAAGTATATAACATACAAATAGAACACTATAAAAAATAGTGCAAAGTGCTGTAGCTATCTAGCAATGAAGGAAGTAAAGTAGTGTAGCTATCCAATCAATCAAGTAACAAACAAATAAGCAACAAGCAAGGGGGTATGTCTTAGAAAATCTACATATGGGCTATACATACCTATGACAGATTTTTTTATTAAAAGTGAACTTGCATTGCTAGTGGGTATAGCTATTATATAGCTATTTTGCTCTCCCTGTTAGGGGGAGAGCAAAGCTAATTATATTATTCTTCTCTCGCTATAGCGATTATATAGCTATATAGCAAAAGGTGTCAAGCAGTAAAAAAGGAGATTGGAGTAAATAGGGGGTTTTTCTATAATCAATTCATCAAAGGAGATATTTTTATCCCCCCTATCTACGAGAGAAAGAGTTGACTAAGTATAGCCAACACAGTTATTATATTTTATGTAGGAGGACAGGTCAATGGCATATTCGGATAAAGATAAGAAGGAATTAAAGGCCAAATTTCTAAAGGAATATAACAAGAGGAGAACAATATCTTCTGCAGTAAGTGGTATGGCAATAGGAAGAACCACTATATATGATTGGTTTAAGGAAGATTCTGAGTTTAAACAGAATTTTGATGATTCAAAGTTAGCAATAGGAGAGAGTTTAGAGAGTACAGCCTTTGCTTTAATAGACAGGATGTTAGAAAGTGGAGATTATTCTAGACCATTATTGTTAATTACCATGTTAAATGCCCATTTACCTGAAAGATATAAGCAATCTGATAATACAGGTGATGATTCTAGACAGCTTATATCAGAATTTAGGAAGATGGCTAAGAAAAAAGAGCCTAAAGCTCCTAAAATTAAGGCAGTTAAACAGGCAGAGGACATAATTAATGACTCAGACAGCAAGTGAATTAACCGATTTCCTTTATGAGAAGGTAGGGTTTGAACCTACTGATGAACAAAGAATAATATTAGACTCAGACAAACGATTTACCCTTGTAGCAGGAGGAGAACAGGCAGGAAAAAGCATGATTGCTAGTAAATTTCTGCTAAAAAGGATATTTGAAACAGAAGAAAAGGGATTATATTGGTTAGTTGCTGCAGATTACGGCAGAACTAGAGCAGAATATGAATATTTAATAGAGGATTTTGCCAAACTGAACCTTTTAAAGAAGGCTTCAAAGAGAGTAGACCCCGGAAAAATAGAATTGGCTGATGGAACTGTAATAGAAACTAAGTCAGCTAAAGATCCCCGTACTCTTGCTATGAGGGCACCTGATGGAATTATAGGATGTGAGGCTAGTCAGTTAGATTTAGAAAGTTATTACAGGATCAGAGGAAGATGTGCCCCGAAAGGAGCATGGATGTTCCTAGCAGGTACATTTGAAGGATCACTTGGGTGGTACCCCTCTTTATTTCAATCATGGAAATACTCGGAAGGAGATGAAAGATCTTTTTCTCTCCCTTCATATACTAATAAACACTTATATCCGGGAGGTAAGAATGACCCTGAGATACAAAAGCTTAAAAATGAGGCTAGTGATGCTTTCTTTATGGAGAGGATTGAAGGTATTCCTTCACCTCCTATGGGAATCGTATTCCAAGAGTTCAGACCTGACAAGCACATATCAGAACAAGCTGTCTATGTTCCTGAAGAACCCGTGCACCTGTGGATGGATCCGGGATATGCAGGAGGATATGCAATCGAGGCAATACAGATCATCAACGATCAGGTTAGAATCATTGATGAAGTTTACGAACAGAGTTTAATAACTGAAGAAATGATTAATATCTGTCAGAACAGGGAATGGTGGAAAGATGTACAGTTTGGAGTGATTGATGTAGCAGGATATCAGCATCAGGCTATGGCTGCACCTGCAGAAGTGTGGTTAAAAGAAACAGGATTATTCCTTGATAGTGAAAAAGTTAAGATAAATGATGGTACTGAGAAGTTAAAATCTATGTTAAAACTTGCCCCAAATGGAGAGCCAAGACTTATAATTAATCAGCAATGTAAAGGTATATTGTCAGAATTTGGTGCAGCACCCAATCCATTTAATGGACAGGCTTTAGTTTACAAGTGGAAAGTAGATAGGGATGGAAATATAGTTGGCAATCAGCCGGAAGATAAGTATAATCATGGGGTGAAAGCTGTAATATATGGCTTGATTAATCATTTTGGTTATGCTCATATTGAAAATAGAAGTACAATTCGTGTAAAGAGATGGTAACTTGGCAAAAAGAATAAAACCTGAACAAATCATAGATAAGGTAGAGAGTCATTACGAGGCTACTGAACCTTTAAGAAACAGGATGGATAAGGATTATTCCCTTTATAGATTAGATCCTTATGATGCAGGTGACGGCTACCAATCTTATACATCAAACGAACCTTCAACTTATGCAGATAAAATAATTTCCTTTGTTACAGGAAGTGAAATGGTAGTCAGAATTCCCAATGTATCTGAAAAAGAAGGTGACAGAGAAAAGAATAATAAGAAAGAAAAATTCTTTTTAGGTATATTAAGAAGTGCTGATGAAAGAATTAAACGGCATTCTATGCCTTCAATTAAAAATCAACTCTCTTGGTATATAGCTTTGAGAGGATGGTATGCAGGCAGGGCATTATTAGTTAAAGATAAAGATGAATCCACTTATGTAGATATTACTCCGTGGGATCCAATGCACACTTATTGGTCACTCGGTAGTGAGGGCTTGGAGTGGGCTTGTTATAAAGTTAAGAAATCCAAAGACCTAGTAGAGAGTCAGTATAATATAAGACTCCCTAGAAACGAAGATTATGATGATGAGGATTGGATAGATGTATATGATTACTATGATAAAGAAATAAATACAGTTGTTCTTTCTAATGGAAGAGTAGCAAAGAAAGCTACCCCACATGGAGCAGACAGAGTCCCTGTATTTTTGGGGCCTGTAGGATCTGCACCTATGATTCAGGCACTTAATGACATAACTCCTATAGATGATACTATTGCAGATTATGGAGAAAGTGTTTATAAACACAACAGAGATAACTACGAAAAGAATAATCAGATAATGTCTATCATGCTTGAATTAACTTCAAGAGCAAGAAGGCAGGGATTAAAGATTACATCAAGAGATGGAATGAAAACACTTGATGAAGACCCTTATAAGGAAGGTACAGAAATATCCTTGGCACAGGGAGAGAATGTAGAGCCATTAGGTTTAATGGAAGTGGCTAGGGAAACAGGATCCTTTATGGGATTGATCTCAGGAGAGATGCAGAGAGGTGGCGTACCTCATACACTTTATGGAGATATACAGTTTCAACTCTCAGGTTTTGCAATAAATACTTTAAGACAGGGAATTGATTCACTCATCTCCCCTAGAATAGAAGCACTTGAAAGTGCCTATACAGATTTCTGCATGCTTATATGTGATCAGTATATGTCAGAATCTTTTGACAGCATGGAGTTGTCAGGACAGGATATGAACAGACAATACTTTAAAGAGAAAATATCCCCTTCATCTATTAAAGGAGCAGGAGATATTCAGATAACATTCGTTGGGCAACTACCACAGGATGATTTAACAAAGATGAACATGGCACAGATAGCAAGAGATGGAGAAGCTCCATTACTTCCTGATATCTTTATAAGAGATAAAATCCTTGGATTACAGGACACAGATATGATTGATGATGCAATTAAAGAACAGACAGCAGAAAGGATATTACCTGAAGCTGCACTTTGGACTTTACTGCAATCAGCAGAAGACAGGGGAAGACCCGACCTTGCTCAGTTCTATTATGGTGAACTTATTACTATGATGAATGAAAAGCAGACTAAACGAATACAATCAATGCAACAGTTACAACAGGCAGCTCAGCCTCCACAACCTCAGCAACCACAACAACCTAGAGGAATGGATCCAAGGGTAATGCCTAATGCAATGATGGGAGGGCCACCTCCCACACCAACACCACCACAGGGAATGGTAGCACCTCAGACTCCAAGACCCGGAGCCATGAGTCAGGAAGAACAAATTAGAAGACAAGCATTAAGATAAAGGAGAATATAATATGGCACCCCCCGGAAAACATAGAGAACTTCAACCATCAGGATTAGGTGAATGGGATGGATTCGCAGATAAAGATTTAAGAAATGCCTTAATAACAGGAGGATTGGGATCAGTTCCTGTTATAGGAACATTACTTGCATTAATCTCAAATTATACAAACTCAACCAAATCATTACCAATAGCTTTAGAATTTGATGCCTCTGTTGATGACGATACAAGAAAGGCTCTTTTAAAAGGAAAATATAATAGACACGGAGAACTTTCAGGAATACTACAAAATTTAGCTGATCAGGCTTATCAAGAAATGGGATGGACAAGAGCTCCTGTAACTAGGCAATGGACACCTAGTACTGAATGGGAGGCTAATCCCCGAATGGCTATTATTTCTATTCCATCTGACGGATCAGATCCATATTTATTAAGAGATAATAATGGAAACTTACAGACAGCTTCACATACTGAAATTGAATGGGGAAAGTCTTTATCTAGTTGGATATCTAATCTTAGGAGATATGCAGGAGCACTAGAACCTGACAATTATACAAAACCTGATGGAATAAAAGCTAATATAGCAAATAAGAACTTTCCTAATATACCCCCCGGACAAGCAAAGACTTGGGATCCTACATTTTCAGGAACACAGGGAACTAGGGTTGACCCTAATATCCCTTCAACAATAAGTGACTTGGAAGGGATAGCTCAAGCAGATCCTTCTAGAAGGGCTGCATTTGAAAAAGAATATGCTGAAAAAACTAGGATGTTTACAAGTAAGCCTTTATTAAAAGATTATTTAATGAAACAAAGAAATTTAAATCCTGATGAATGGGAAATAGATTTTAGTTACGATTCCGAGAAAAGCTCTAGTGGAACAGATATGTTCTTTCTTAAAGAATTAAATTTAATACATAAAGCTTCAGGCGAAACAGTTCCATTTACAGGAGAAGCCTTAGCTGAGATTCAATCAGGATATTTGAATTATATAAGTGTTGGTCAGCCAACAACTGATGAATTTCCCACAGGAACATTTCCTGCAACAGGAGCATGGTCTGTTCCGGGAGCTCCACAAACAGGAGCAGCAGGAGCAATTGCAGGATATGGACAACCTGCAACAGGAATGGCTGACACTCCCTTGGGAGCTAACTTAGCAGCTCCCGGAATCCCGATGCCCGGATCTTTACAACAACAGGCATTGTCAAGAGTTCCTTTACCTGAATATAGACAAGCCTTACCTGCAGCAATGCCGGGGGGTGATATCCCTTTAATGAGAGGTTTATATAGAACTCCATTAAGTTTAGCACAAAATGCTTACAGCCTAGCTACACAAATGGGAGCATTTTCTCCTGCTAATATTCCGGGAGGAACGGGAGCTCATGAATTTCAGCAATATCTAGGGATGCAACCTGATTGGAGAGGAGATCTTCAGAGAGGATTAGCAGCAATAGAAACAGTAAAACAAAAAATAATTAGTGGAATTTCCCCTAGCCAATTGTCAGATGCTGAAAAAGCTATATATACAAGTTATATTGGAGGAACAGAAGATAATCCTTATGCAGGAAGTGAAAGAGAATTAGCTTTAAGACAACAATTAACTCAGATGTTACCAATGCCTTTAAGGCAATCGGCTTTTCAGAATTTGCAAAATATATATAATCAGGCACTAGCAACTAGACCTACTACTGTAGGTGGTATGCCACAGGCATTCATGTACGGAGGATCAGGAAGTCCTTTTAAAGGAATGACTCCTATGCAACTACCTACATCTACTCCTTCTGTACAAAATATTCCTATAGGGCAAAGTATCAGTATGGACACTATGGGTGAAAATACTGCAGTTACAGGAACAGGGACTACAACAACTACAGCCTCAGACGGAAGTACTGTTGAATATAAACCAAACCCCGAGGGAACAGGAACAATAGCTACTATAGTTCCTAGTAAGGCAAAATCTACAGCAGGAACAACAGTTACAGGAAAAGGTGGGACAAGAAGAGAATCTTGGAAAGACGGATCTGCAATGGTAAAAAGAGCTCCTGACGGAAGTATAATGGAAGTTTATTTGATAGAAGCAGATGGTAGTAAAAAAGTTCTTCAGACAGGACAGGGCGATCCAATGAAGAAATGGACAGATGAAAGTGCTCCTAGTCAACCACCTCCTAAAGTAATACCTAAACCAACTCCTAAACCAACTCCTAAACCAACTCCTAAAGTTTCTGATACAACAAGTCCAACAGAATGGAAAACAGGATCAGGAGAATTATCTCCTGAATATTTAGCATGGTTAGGAGGAAAAGGAGGAACCCCTACCCCAATACAAGCTAAAGAATTTAAAGAACCTGAAATTCCCGGACAAGGTCAAATATTACAATGGAATAAATATTTAGGAGAAAATATTATTCCATATCAGACTCAACAAAAGATTGGTATAAGTGCAGGATATGATCCTCAAATGATAGCAGATAAAGCACTTACTTTAGCAAATGCCCCTATGTCACCTGCAATGTTACAAAAAAGTAAGTTTGACATACCAAATGTCCCTCCAAAGCCTATGATGGCATGGGATGTAAATAATCCAAATCAATCTCAATTATATTTATTACAAAGACTTGCACGAGATAAAGCACAAAGAGAAGAAGCTGACAGAAGAGCTAATGCTCTTTATATGGGAGTAGGAGGAGCAACTGTTCCTCCAATAAGGGCTCCATTACCTATTCCAAATACTAACCTACCTCATGGATATACTGATTACATAGGATTTGGAGGAGCAAAGCCTCCAATTATAGCAGCGAATCCTGATGCAGTTGCAGCAGCTTATGCTCAATGGGTTAATCAGGGAAGAAGCAATTACAATATTAACAGACCAAGTGTATTAGATTTATCTAATGCCTATAATTATTCAAATATTCGAAGATAAGAGAGGCTTATTATGACAATGATGGAAGACTTTAATCAATGGAGCCAACCTATGGCACAACCTGTGGCACCACAAGTACAACCTATGGCACAACCTAGTAGCTTTGCACCTGAAGGAGGTATGTTAGGAGAAATGGTAGATGAAAGGATGCAATGGCAATCCCCTGCTAGAAATCAAATACTTCAGGATTTTAATTTAAGCCCTGCAACAACAGGTGCAGGATTTCAAATGCAAGGAACTAATACTCCAACTGCTGTAACAGATTTAATGGCAACAGGAATAACAGGGCAACCCGGAATGAGTAATCTTACTTATTTGGCAGGAACACCTGCATGGACACAAGGGACAGACCCTAGTCAGAATATATCAGCACATCACACAGGATTTTTTAATCCTGCAAATCAAAGCTTTGATTTGGGAACTGTTGGTGGCAACACTATATCCTCTATAGAGCCTAACAGACTAGCATTAAATGTTGATATGGGGAATTATGGATTAGTAAACCCTATTGATTCTGCTACAAGAAATATGCTAAGCGATATATGGGGAGTAAGCAATCCTAATTTTCCAATGGGTGGAACATATAATTATTTCACAGACCCTAGAATGTCTACAGGATGGCCTGCAGGATATGGAACATATGGATTATTTGGAGGAATACCAAATTTCGATCCTTATAATGCTTTGGCAAATACAGGGGTTCAAACAGGCATGGCAGGCTATATGCCTACCGGACATATCTCACAACCCTTCTTTAACATAATGGAAGGAGGAGTCCCTCAGCCTAGTGGATCATATATTATTGACCCATTTCAAAATTTTAGGTAAAAAATATGAAATATATAATTACCCCTGACAAAGCTTTAAAAGAAGGATTAACTCCTGAAATAGGAGGAATAACTTGGGGAGCAATTAATCCTGATACAGGGATGGCTTGGGGAGCAGCTAATAGTGCTAATCCTTCTTGGGCTTCTACTTCATATAATCCTCAACCCGGATTTACAGCAGGGACAGGAAGTATGGGATATAATATAGCACCCACAGCACAAGGAGTAGCTCCTTATAGTACAGAGGCACCACTATCTACTGATATAGCTAATCCATTTATAGACTACTTACCACAGGAGTTTTTAGAACAAACTCCTAGTGCAGCATATTATAGTGTACCTTCAGCTTCAGAGTTTTATACTAGGCCATCAGGAACTATTGATCCTAGTAAAAAGAAATTTTATCAGGAATCTTTTCAGGATATTTATACTGATTACCTTGGTAAATTAGGAGGCATGGCTAGAGAAGGTGAAACCCCTGACCTTAAATTCACAGATTATTTATCTCAGGAAAATCCTTTCACAGAAAGGTATGCAAGACTAAGTCCTTATGAAAGAGGAATGAATACAGGTTATTATGCACCAAAAACTAGGTTTATATATTACTAATGAATCCAAATTCAATACCACTAGCAGGATATCAACGGAGTAAATATGTACCACCACCTCCACCAACTGTTACCCCACAGCAAATAAAAAGAGCTGATACAGCAGCTCCAATATTACCCCCACCCCCGCAACCTATGTTGCCACCACCTCCACCTCAGCAACCTATGCCTGATGACAGGAATTTTTGGTTTAAACCTATGGTATCTAAGGAAGCAGTAGCAGGTGCTCCTGATTGGATAAGACCTGTAGCTGAATTTGCAACTGAACTAACTACTCCATTAGATGTAGCTATAACATTAGGTACTGCAGGATTTGGAGGAGTAGCGGCAACAGCATTAAGAGGGGGAACAAAAGCAATACAGGCAGGAACAAAAGCTAACATCTTTAGAAGAGGGTTGGCAGAATTAGTAGATCCGTTTGCAGGTGCAAGGGCAGCATTGCCTGCAAGACTAATGGTTGAATCAACTGCCATGGCAGGAGGACATTATTTATATAAAGAATTAGAAGAAACAGGAGGAGTTGTAGCAGGAATGGGGGGAGCATTAGTAGGAGCAATGGGAGGAGCAATGGCAGGAAGAGCTTTAGCATCAGGTATGGGGAAAGCTTTACAAAAAGCACCCGGAACTAGAGTATTATTTGAAGATCCTTTTGGAAGAGAGTTTAGTGCAGATCCTCAAGACCCAAGTGCAACCCATCATTATGATCCTGAAACAATAGCAGAAGCAGAAAGGCCTGAAGATTTAGGTTTCTTATTTGGAAACAAGAAAAATAATCCTCTTGGATATGAAACACAATTAAGGGATCCTGTAAAAGGGGGAACTTCTGCTAAAGACGAGGTAGCAGATTCTGTTTGGGGAAGAAGAATAAATCAAATGCAAAGTCCTTTTAAAAATACATTGCACAAGATTGGAAGAATTATTGCACCTAATTATTATGTCAGAAAGTTTTTAGAGGAGTCTTTAAATAAACTTTATAGAGCAGAAGGAGAAGCAGCAAAAGATGCAAAGGCATTAATGGATTGGGTTGGTATGGAAAGATTTGAAAGAATATTTGGGATAGAAGAAGGTGAGATAGGAAAAGAAGGATATAGCTTTCTTAAATTTAGAGATGATAATGGCAACATTATAAAAGACCATCCACTATTCACAGAAGATAATATTAAAAAAATATTAGACGCAGAAGGAGTTATAGGAGTAGATAAAAATGGGAAAAATATAATAGGAAAATTAGTTCCTAATATAGAAGAGTTAAATCTTTTAAGAATATTAGAAGAAACAAAACCATTAGAAAAGAATTGGCATTTAAAAGAAGCTAAAAAAGTTAAAAAGAAAGTATGGAGAAATGGTAAAGAAGTAGAAATAGAAGTTATTGAATACGGAGATGCTGTCGGAGTTAATTGGGGAGATATTCTAAATGACGAGCAAAAAAAAATGTTAACAAAAATAGCTGAGGTTAACAGGTGGACAGGAGAGAGGGGATTAGAAGCAGGAATAGATTGGTTTAACAGGGCAGCTAAAGGGAGTCGGGCTAGACAGGATGCTGATATATCTGACATGTTAAGTTTCACTAAAAAAGAATTAAATGAAATGGCTGAAGAAGCTGTTGTGGATGGAACAATGACACAAGACGAGCTTTTAAGTTTTCGGGAGGGAGTTACATCTCCTACAGGATATGCAAATAGAAAATTTATGTATAAGGTAATAGACTCAGAAGACCCTAATCCTTATGGAGAGTTAATAATAGTTGGCAATAATAAGTCAGCTTGGAAAGTAGATGCACGAACAGGATCAGAAAATAAAAGAGTATTTACAAAAGTAAATTTAGCTCAGCAAGAAGGTTATAGATATATGCCATTGGGTGAAGCTTTTACTATTTCAACAAAACAAAGATTACGAAGAGTAGTAACTGCACACCATGAAAAATGGCAAAAAGATATGATTAGTGGGAGAACTATTATAGATCCCGATACAGGAGAAAAGATTTTTTACCCCGGAGTATTTGGTGAAAATGTTAAAGTTGAATCAGCTACAGAAAGAGCTATGAGAATACTTTACGGAGGTGAAGTACAAGATTTAGGGATTACCCCCGAACAAGCAGAAAGGAATTTTAGGTTATGGCAAGCAGGGCACAAAGTTGCAGACCCTCATATAATCAATAAAGAAAGCGAAGTAGCAAATTTACAATCTTATCTTTATGATGTACTTCACGACATTGATACAGGTAAACCTAAAGATATACTTACCTTAAATGAAAATGATATTAAGCAATTAAAAAATATAGTTAATTACTTAGATGATGCAACAGACCCTGATATATTAGATACTGCAGAACAAATAAGGTCTATTTGGGCTGATATTAACGGGGATGATATTGTACCTACCTTAGAGCAAATAGAAGCTGATGGACTTGGGAAAGCAACTTTCAGAACAATTCTAAAGAACCTACCTGCATTTGATGCTAACGAAACAATAGCAAAGAAACAAATAAACTTTGCTATTGTACTTGCTCATGCAAGAAGATTAATGGGGACAGATTATGTTAATAACTTAAGTGCTGTTAGAGGAATATTAGATCCTGACATTACAGGATTTAATTACGAGGGAGCTACTAGAGCTTTGAAATCTGTAATTAGTGATTATAAATTAAATGTTAATAATCAGATTGATACTAGGATTGTTAACTTAGATCAGGATATTAGGCGATTAAATAATCGAAAAGATGAAATGTATAGAAGTCAGGAACGAACAGGAATTTATACAAACGAAGAATTGGATAGCTTGATAGATCAGGTTAATATTTTAGATGCAAGAAAAGATAGTTTGTATGGATTAAAAGCTTTGTATAAAGTAAGAGGCAAACCTAAAAGCCTACACTTTGACGGACAAGATTATGTAAGAGGATTAAGCTATGGGGTTAACGGATGGAACCCTACAGGCAGAGGATATACTGACGGGTCTTCTTTAGATAGTGTTTTTCAATTATTAAAAGAAACTGATATGCCTCCATCTGTATTGGATGAATTGAAATTTGCAGAAGATATTATGGAAAAAGCTTATCATACTAAAACTAATCCTTTTGATAACAATGTTGTTAAGAAAGGATTACGAGCCATTGAAAAAGAATTGAGAGATCAAAGGAAGTTAATAAGAAAAAGAATTGATGATGCAATGGAAGAAGCTATGGTAAAACAAAACAATCAAGAACTAATGTTTAAAACTAGAAGAGATTTTATTACTACTGAACAAGTGAATGAAGGGTTTGCTAGGGCAGCTTTTACTTTAAGAGAACTCCCTGACACAAGAAGTCCTAAGTTTTTTAGATGGTTAAGAGAACAGCCTGATATTGACCCTAGAGAACCATATAAAAAAGATTTCTTTTCTGAAAAAAATATAGCCGAGAGATTAGGAATGGGAAGAGGGTATATGGATGGATTTCCCCTAGGGTCTGCAGAGCAAACTTGGTTTGTAAGTTTAGATAGAAGCTCAAAATTATTAAAAGATACAAACCCTATGAGAGCTTTTCAAGAAGTTATAGAATTTAAAAACGAAATGGATGCAGCAATGGAAAGAGCAGACTTACCTGCTATGCAAAAATTATGGCTTCAGGCTAATGCTACACAAAGAATGATTGCTTTAGGATTTGATGCCTCTGTATTTAATATTCATTTATTACCTGTTTGGTTTAATCATCCTCAGGCTCCTGCGAAATCTTGGATGGGATTTTGGAAAGCTGTGTTTGGAGGATTAGCAGATAGTAGTGAAATGGTGCAAACATATAGAACAACAGGGGAAGGTAAGGCAGTTAGAGATTTTTTCGGCCCTGAACTTCTTATGTCAGATAGCAACGAAGTATTTGAAATAAATCAAAGAGTAGGAATGGCTAAGGGATTTAAAAAAATAACTAAAAGATTAGAAAATGCTTTTGGTCATTCTTTAGATATAGCAGGAATAGAAATGGGGAAAGCTTTAATGTATCTAGTAGATGCCTCAGCTTCTCCATCAGTACAACTAAGACAGAAAAAAATGATAGCTCAATATATAAACAATATGAGAGGCTTAACTGATTCTAGTTTAGCAGGAATATCTCCTAATCAACAAAATATAGAAGCTATGGGGTTTCTTGCAGCTAGATATAGAAGGGCAACTGCAGCTATATGGGTTAAAGCTTTTAATGGAGAACCCTTAGAAAAATATTTAGCACAAAAAGCTTTAATTAATTTGTTTACAGGAGTCTTTATGGCTACAGTAGGATTGCAAATAGGATCTTCGGCTTTAAGGGGAGATAGCTCTGAGGAAACAATGGATAAATTAAATAAACTAGTAGACCCATCTAGTGGTGATTTTCTTTTGTTTAGTTTAAATAATCAAAAAGTTGGGCCGGGGTCTAAGTTTGTATCTGATGCACGAATACTTTCTAAGGCAATGAATTTCTTTTATAAAACAGGAACTCAGGAAGATATGGAAGATTGGGAAAACTTTATGGCTTTACATGATGACAATCCCGGATTAAGATGGGTGCGAAGTCAGCTAGCCTTTACTCCATCAACTGCTTGGGATTTTCTTGTGGGAGAAAACTATATAGGAGAACCGCAGTTTAGAGAAGGAGATGGAGGCTTTGATACTTTAACAAATTTTGTTGAGCCTTTTACCGAAATGGTAGTTCCTATGTGGATATCAGGATCTGTATTTGAGAATACTCAGGGTAACCTAGAATGGGGGGAGAGAGCAGCAGGCACAAGTACAAGGGCTGTTTCTGAATTTGTTGGATTAAGAGCACACCCACAAAGTGCAGCAGGCATACTAAGGGAATCATCATGGGATATTATGAAATTACCTTATAAAAATTTAGAGCCATTTCAAAAAGATATTTTAAGACATAGTCTTATGGATCAATTAACCCCCTTGCAGGAAGAACAAGTAAAAAGAGGATCAAATGATTTTGCTTTATATTTTAATGATATACAAAGGATTGAAGAAGAGTTTCAACAAGAGTTACTTTATATGACTAAGGTTTATCCAAACACCCCTGAAGGGAATAGAAATATGTATGATAGGTACAGGCAGTTAAAAAGTTATGTAAGGGGAAGAAAGTATGAGATAGGATATAATATAGAATTTGATGAACCCGATCCTAATATAACCGATCCTAAGAAAATTGCTTTAAATAAGTATTATGCTTTATTTGAAAAATCAAGAATCCCCGGCACACAAATGCAAGATTGGGATTTATGGGAAATAGAATATGAGAAATTAATAAACTCTTTATCCCTAGATCAACAGGCAGTTATTGCAAGAAATACTTCTAGAGATTCTATTCCTTATCAATTTTTAGAAAGAATAAAATATCTTGGAGAAGCAAGAGAATATAAAAGAATTATGAAAGCACAACAATTAAGAGAAGATTATTTGAATGCTCAGGAAAGACCTGATTTAGCTCAGATTTCTAGAGAATTATTTTTAATGCAACAGGATTGACAAAAATTAGATAAACATTTATTTTATATATAGGAGGACAAATGGTAAACGAAAATGAAATAACACAACCTGAATTAAACTTGGGTTCTGAAGAGTCTACAGCTCCCGTAGCTGAACCTCAGACAGAACCTGCTACAGAAGCTCCAACGGAAGCTCCTGCAGAACCTACTTCAGAAGTTACTGCATCAGAAACTACTACAACAGAATCATCAGCTCCTAAGGCTGAAGAATCTGTAGGAACTTATCCTAGTTCTGTAGAGCCTGAAAATAATGTGCAACAAACACTTCAGCAAACACAGCAAAGATTAGCACAAGTTGAACAGCAAAATGTGCAAAACCAATTATTGTATGAAGCTGAAAATTATAAACAACAGTTAGCACAACAAGGTTATAGTAATGAGCAGATACAACATGCTGCAGATACTTACTATCAAAACAGAGTTCAGCAAGTACAAACAGAGCAGAACTATCAAAGAGGTATTCAGTTTAAAGAAGGTCAGTTTAAAGCATCCTTACAATTTGGTAAAAAATATAATGTAGATCCTGAAGTACTTTTACAGTACCAAAGCCCTCAGGAAATGGAACAAGCTGCAAAGCATATGTCTGAAGTCAGAGCATTGAAAGAAGAAAATGCTAGACTTAAAAAAGGACAAGTCCCTGCACAGAGCTATGACAATAACACAGCTCCGGCAGAAGCAAGTTCTAGTGAGGAAAGATTATTGGATCTTTACAACTCAGGAGTTCGCAATCCTGAAACCGAAGCGGCAGCTCGTAGGGCTGCAGGCATCGGTTAAATTTATTTACCCTTAAAATAAGGAGATGTCGAAATGGCACAAACAGCGACAACAGGTAATCTAGAAAATGCGAGTAAGATAATTATCGCAGCAGCTAGGTATACCGAGGAGCACAATGCTCCTGCTATGGCTCTAATAGAGAGCTTCAGCCTTCCTAAAGGAGCTAAACAGGTTACTGTTCCAAAAGTTGGACAGATGACAGTTAGTGACTTGACAGACGGGCAAGACATTGTTGACGAAGAAGAAATTGGAATGACAACTGTTGACTTAACAGCAGCAGAAGTCGGAGCCAAAGTTATCTTAACTGATAAACTTGTTCGTGAACAACAAAACAATGTATTCACTATAATTGGTAAACAGTTAGGTGATGCTATGGCAAGGAAGAAAGATACAGATGTTCACGCATTGTATGGTTCTTTAAATGGTGGTACCACTCTTGGTGCTGCAACTAAATTTATGAAAGCAAGTAACGTACAGGGAGCAATCACTTACGCAAAAGCTAATAAATTTGGTAGTCAAATTTACATATTACATCATCCTAACTCAGTTGCTTATCTTTCAAAAGAATCTGCAACAGTAGCTTCATCAGGATCAGCAGAAATCTCTAGTGGATGGACAGCAGATCTCTTGAAAGACTTTTGGAGTGGATTAAGGCCTATGAATGGGGTATCTATATTTGAAGATGGTAACTTATCAGTTGATTCTTCAGATGATGCAACAGGAGTTATTGCTGACAAATCAGCTATGGCAGTTCTTAATTCAGTAGAAACTAGAACAGAGAGGCAGAGAGATGCAAGTTTGAGAGCCACAGAAGTGGTTATTACTTCAGACTATGGTGTATTTGAGTTAGATGATTCAAGAGGTGCAGGTCTTATATTTGATGCTGCAGCTTTAGCAACTAACAACTAATAAATTCGGAGGCATTAATTGGTTAATCATTATTATGGGCATAACAGAAAGCAAGTTAGAGATGAAATTAACAATCAAAGGAAAGATATGGGAATAGATAAGTTTGAAGGATTACTTCCTGATTGGCAGGGTAAGACAACATACTATAATCACATTCCTAAGTTTAATGTTGAGGGTGATTTACAGAAACCTTGTGGTTCTGCTTATCCTAATCAACCAAGTGATGCAGCCACACAAAAAAGACGAGGGAATATTGGTTTGTTCCCAATAGAATGGGATGGCAAGTGCAGACTTGAAGCTAAAGGTGACAAGTGTGTATGCAAGCCCAAACAAGAAAAAGTAAAGGAAGAGGTCAAGGTAGAGAAGAAATCCTCTATCTAACCTCTCCTTCTTTCAGTATAAGTGTAACCTTTGACCGAGCTTATACGAAATTTTAATAATCGGTTAAAGACGAGGTGTATAAGAAACTCGTAAAATTAAATAGGAGGAAAGATTATGTCTTTTCCAAATACAATCCACGGAAAATATGGGTGGGAAAAAGTACAGACTTCAGGTCAAAAGCATAAGCTAGGTACTAGAATGACTTTTGATGATGGAAGAGTATTTAGATACTGCGAAGTAGGTGGCTCTGATATAGCAGCAGGTGCTATAGTACAGGCTCCTGCAGGTGTAGCTAACCATGATATGGATTTAGCTATTGCTACTGCAGCGGCAGGTGTCACACAGCTTACAGTAACTCTTGGAGGAACTGCTGCTACCAAAGATCAATACAAAGATGGTTACATCTATGTAAATGATGGTACAGGTGAAGGTTCTGTTTACAAGATTAAGTCTAATGCAGCAGGAGATTCTAGTGGCACTTGTGTCATTACTCTTGATGAAGAAGATGGTACTGTAACTGCCGTTACTAATGGTAATACTTTAGTAGGTTTAGCAGTAAACCCATATAGCAATGTTATTATTTCCCCAACAACTGTATCTAACATAGCAGTAGGAGTAGCTCCTAGAGCTTTAACTACTAACTACTATGGATGGCTACAAACATGGGGGCCTGCATCAGTTCTTTGTAATGCAGCAGGTGTGATAGGTGAGGCTGTAAGAGTTGGTGGTGCATCAACTGCGGGTGGTTTTGAAGACTTAGACAGAGATGGTACGAATGAAAACGAACAAGTAATCGGACATCAAATGTTGATAGCTTCAGTTGCTACAGACTATGCATTAATTGACTTAAACATAGCTCCGTAATAACTATGCAGGTCGTAGGTTCAGAAACTTATGATAGAAGATTAATACTACCTGTCGGAGTTACTCTTTTAGGAGAGTACGGAACAGGTAGTATTAAATCATTGTCATTTAGTTTTTATGATTCAGTTACACAACGAAGGTCAGTACTTCATAATGTCCCTTTTACCCCGCATGATCCTTACTCAAAAAACATGATTGAAACTATGATTGGTGAGGCTCACGAAACATTTGTTAAAGAAGTAAGAGCACAGGGAAAAAAGAAACCTAAGATGACAACACAGGAAAGAAAAGATGCAGGTAAAGTGTTAGATGAAATAAGAATAAGCAAATTAAAAAGAGCTGAAAGTTCTACAGGAAAACTTTATTTTGGAGGAACAAAAATTGACAGAAAAAAACTTAACAGAAAATTCAAACGGAAAGCAAGAGCAAATCGACGATAATGTTGTTGTACAACAAATTGATATAGCAGAAGCTATGAACGAAGATCCTTTGTTTAAACTTAAAGTTATAAACAAAGCTCTTAGCAGAGAAAATAAAAAGTTAAAAGAACAAATTAGAATAATGGGCGAAGCCCAAGTTAATAAAGCAAAGAAGGAGGAAAGCAATGCCACCAATGGGTAAAGGTACATACGGAAGCCGAAGAGGGCGACCACCTAAAAAGAGAAAACCTGTGCGTAGAAAGAAAAAGAAGTAATCTATGGCAGTAACACAAAGTAAAACAAGAAAAGGATATTACGAAAATATACATGATTTAATAATATTAACAGCCAAAGAAAAGAAAAAATATGAAGGCAAGGTTAATAGAAATTATAAGAAAAAAACTGCTAAAAGAAGGTAGACATGGCAATAACACACGGCAAAACATTAGAGGATTTAAGAAAAGCTGTAGGCAGAAACCTTGGTAAGATGGTAACAGGTACTACTTCAGGTAGTGGTTCTACTACTACTGCTGTAGATGCTACATTGTTTGGTGGCGATGATGAATATAATGGATATTATATTCGTATCACTTCAGGTACTTATGATGGTACTACTAGAAGAATAACAGATTATACAGCTTCAACAGGTACTATGACATTTGCTGCAGTAGGAGGTACTGTTGCAGGTAGTGTAACTTATGAGTTGTGGGAAAGTGGCTTTGATCCTGATGTAATAGATGAATATATTAATCAATCTATATGGGAAATAACAGGAAGAATTTATGACCCTGTAGAAAATCTTGATATACACACAGATAGAATTAATGCTAGATGGGAAATACCTAGTGGTATAAACATGATACAGGATATTTATTACAGAGATAAGTTTACTGTAAAGCAATTACATAATTGCAATACAGCATTTGATGATAGTGTTGATTCTGATTTTACTATAACAGCAGATACAGAAGATTATAAAACAGAATCTGCTTCTAACAAAATTGTTATTGCAGTAGGTGCTTCAGCAGGAGATACAGCCTCAGATACCATCACCTCTGTAAACATATCAAAGTATGATTATATAGAGTTTTGGATTAAGTCTTCAGTAGCTACAAGTGCAGGTAATTTAAAAATACATTTAGTAGATGCAGGTGGGATTGAAGAATCATTAGATGTTCCTGCTTTAACAGCTAATGTTTGGAAATATTGCAGAGTAGCATTGGTTGCTCCTTATGATAACACAGCTATCACACAAGTAAGATTTGAATATGATTCTGATTTAGGGGCTTGTGTAGTTCATTTAGATGATATTAAAGTAGTTAAGAATGATACTGCAGTATGGGAGAAACTTCCAAGAGATACTTGGAGAATAGATAAAGAAGGTACAACACAGGGAGCTAGTACTGCTGACTTAGTCTTATCAGACAGAGGAAGAGCATTAGCTTCTTACAGATTAATTAAACTGTCAGGAGGAGATGTTCCTGCAGAACTATCCTCAGACTCAGATACAACCGAAGTACCTGAGAGGTATATAGTAGCTTATGCAACTGCTTTGGCAGCACAGGCAGGCTCTGTAAGGCCTGACATTGATGTTGATGGCATGAGAAATATAGCAGCATTTTGGTTTGCCAAGTCAGAACAGGCAAGAAATGCTTTACCATTTTTAACTAATGTAAGAACAGTAAGGTAATGGCTAATAAGGTAGTAAAAAAAAATGAAGTTTATCTTAATGGAAATTATTACCCAATAACTAGACCTGTGCAGCAAGTACTTGCCTCCATTTACCCTGCAAAGGTTACTATTGGTGATACCACTCGTGACTCGCAGGCTAGAACAAGTGTAATATCTTGGTCTGATTTCAGGGGTGGTATAGGTGTAGAGAGGATGGAAGGAGCTACAGATGTAGATCGTTCTTGGTTCAGTACATGTAGCCTTCGCTACAAAAGGCACCTAGTATTACCTGCAAAAACTACCTCTGTAAGTAACTCAAATGCTACAGGGGAATCATTAGATATATTGCAGGAATTTAACGGATCATTGTATGGAATATGGTCTGATAAAAAAGTGTATAAATATGAATCAGGATCGGACACATTTGGTTCTGCATTAGATACATTACCTGACGTAGCAACGGATGCTATAGAAGTAAGAATGGGGGGTACATTATATTTAGTTATAGCTCATACAGGAGGATATACTTATACCTCAAATGCTAGTAGTTTTACAGACGATACAGCAGATACAAAATTCCTTGCTTTTTGGAATGATAAATTATGGGGAATAAGTAATACAGGACAGCTTTGGTACGCATCAACCCTAGGATCTGAAACAAATGATGCTAAGTTACCATTGCCTGATGGCCATGTAACTGATTTATTTGTTGCTAGAAATGCTAGTGGTAATCCTATCTTATATGCTATGACTAAAGAAGGATTATATGCCCATGACTCAGCTAATGCCTTATGGGTTGAAACGCAATTAGCTTTACCATTTCATAATGAAAATGGTAAAGGCTCAATCAGATGGAGGGATTCAGTATATATTCCTGCAGGATTGGGTATATATAAATATATTAATGGTACAAATTCTGCAGTAGTTTCTGTAATAGGGCCTGATAAAGATCACGGACTTCCATCAGATTACAGAGGAAGTATATCTAAATTACTAGGAACACATAATGATTTAATAGCATTGGTAGATGGCACACTTACTCCTTCTAATGTAGACATGTTTGCCTCAGGTGAATCTCATGTCATGGATGATACTACAGGCTATAGTACTGTATTAGGATATAACGAAATGGGATGGGAAGTTAAATGGGCTTCCTCGGGAACAGATCAGGGTAAAAAAATAACAGCAGGGTTTGTTTCAGATGTAGGTGGCACACTAACAGCAACTAATCCTTACAGATTATATTGGGGATTTGATGGGGATTTATATTATCAGCAATTACAATCTGATGTTATTAATCCTACTCAGGTTGTTAATTATAATTACGAAGATAATGTAGATGGAATACATTACACTCCTTGGTTTAGTGCAGATCAGGTAGAGGTAGATAAACTAGCACTAAAGCTTAAAGTAGAAACAGCAAATTGCAATTCAAATCAGACAGTTAAAATAGAATATGCTACAGATTATGTAGAAACTTATACAACTATGGGAACAATTACTTCAAATGGAATAACAACCTATACATTTGGAAGTAACGTAGGCACTACATTTAGATCAATACAATTCAAGATAACCCTTGCTACTAATACTAAGGTGGTTTCTCCTGATATGATTAGTTTAACTTTAGAATACAGAAAGAAATTAGATACAAAGTTTGGATGGTCTGTAAATATTGATATTAATAAAGCTTATAAAGGCAATTCTTCTAAGGCAATGAGAGCTAATATCCTGTCAGCAATTCAAAGCAATACATTACTTGAATTTACTTACAGGGATGACTCGTCTACAAACAGAAACTATTATGTTGATATTACTAATGCTCAGGGATTAGAAGAAACAGCATATGACGAAAGAGGAACAACTCAATTATTATTAACGGAGCCGTAAATGACTATGCAACAAAGTCGGTTGAGTGCACCACCCGGATGGGAAGGAAGCTTACCTGAATATTTAGTATATAGGTCTTTAACTGAATCTTTTGGAAAGATTGAAGGGGTAGATTTTACTTACCAATCTTCCTTATTAGGAGGAAGATTGTTTAAAGGAGGAGTAGTTTTAGACTTCTTGTTTAATGACCCTCCTGACCTTGCAATTAATGTGCAGGGTGAGTATTATCATTATGGGATGGGTGTTACTTTCCTGCAAAACGACATACTTGTTAGGCAACAAATGGCAGGAGATGGGATTAATTTAATATTTATAGATGAAAATGATATACTAAATGATGTTGACTATTATGTCAGGGAGGCATTAAATTATAAAGACCATTCCCGATTGGGAATAGGAGGACGATAAATGGCAACTATATATCAATCAGGATATGTATTTAAAGACGATGGTACTGCTGTAGAGGGAGCAACAGTTCAGTTATATCAGGCTGACACTACTACAACTGTAGGTAGCTCTACTACTACAAGCTCGGCAGGGTATTGGACTTTAAGTACAACCACAGAACATGCCTCAGGATATGATGCAAAGATAACTTCAGGTTCTTCTGTCAGATACAGAAGAGGTAACGACAAGTTACAGATAGAAGAGTTAGATATAAGAAATGATACAGGTAATACACAGGGTGGATTGTTTGTAGCTAATACAACTAATAATGCTAGTAATAAAGTAGCAACCTTTGCTAATAGAAATACTACAAGAGCAGACGGAGATGAGATATACATTTCGTTTGAACTTAATGACGATGGTGGAAACATACATGAGTTTGCTCGTATGACAGCAGAAGCAGTTGATGTTTCTAATGGCTCAGAAGATGGACAGATTAGATTTGGTGTGTCAGTAGCAGGAACTATGACAGATGTTTTTACTATCAATGCTACTACAGCAGGAGTAACTGACATGACACTTGATGTGTCGGGTGATATATCTTTAGATGCAGACGGAGCAGACATATTTTTTAAAGATGGTGGTACTACATTTGGTTCAGCTACTAACAATAGTGGAGAATTAATAATTAAATCAGGTACTACAACAGCTCTTACTTTTAGTGGAGCTAATGTAACTTTAGGAGGTACTGCAACTGTAACAACTTTAGCAGAAGTAGGAAGTGATACTGATAA